GAAGAGAAAAACCAGTCTATTGTTTCACGATTTGCTGGTTTAGCACATAGTGCTTCTGATTGCCAATTTAGGCTGTCCGCTGGTTTCCACACATGTGTTAATCTACACTATTCAAGTATAAAAGTATGTTTCAACACGCCTATCAATCTATATTTCTATCAAAGTAATTTCTAATGGTTCTGTGACAAAATCACCATAACGAGTCTCGCCATCTGGACTACAAACAATATAGAGATGTTCGCCTTCAAGAAGACCGCAGTGCGTGTATTCAACTACGGAATCTTCTAACAACTTAAAGCCATGACCTAAAGAAAAAGCCACACCATCACGTTGAAGTGCTGATGCAAGAGCCCTACGAACTATTTCGTTAGTAGTATCTACTGATTCAAAAGTATAATAGATTGTGGAGTCTTCTTTGATGGGATTATATTCGTGGCCATCCCACTCCATCCAAAGGCTTTCCCCTGGTCTTTTGTCTTTCACTTTTTCTACCTAACTACTTATTCTTCGTCAAGTATACTAAAATCAAACTCAAATCTGTTAAATGAATCGCTGTCTTCCCCAACAAAATACACCTTCGTTGGGTCTAGCATTTCATAAATACCCGCAATAGTTATTTGACCGCACATGCAGCAAACATCAACACATCCTAAAGTTATGTGTTCTGGTGTGTCAACACCCACTAACTTCATTGTGATGTTGCCGCCTTCGTCCATACTCTGGGGTTCCCAGTTTGTATGGTTCTCAAGCCAGCACTGCTCACAAAGGGCTAGTGGCTTCAATACATGTTCTGTTGCCATAGCACAATTTTAGTCCTAATACTTATCCTAGAGTCTTTAATTCGCCATCAATAATTATGTTTCTTTGGCGCCTTATGACTCTTCTTTGCTGGGGTGTAGTTCCTCCCCAAATACCAAACAATTCGTGCTTTATTGCCCACTCAGCGCACTCTGAGACGTGCTCACATAAAGAGCATACCTTTATTGCCGATTTATAGTCTTCTCTTGATGTCTCTTTGTTATTTACTTTTTCAGAATCTTCAAAAAATGTTTCTACACCAATTTGCGAACATAGTGGATTTGCAAAACTCCATGGCTCATTAGCCATATCTTCCTCTTCCTAAACACTTAGTTATTGTTGGGTTTTTTGATTCTCCAGATAACCAACTTCATAACCGCATCCAGCATAGCCAGCAATATCAACCCATGTATCTGGTTGATAGCCAGACTTTGATGCGTAACGAGCAACCTTAAGTCCTACCATCATCATGGCTACATCTTCATTGCTAATCGGGACTCCAAGGATTACAGACCAAATCTGTGCTGTTCTTTCAAAGTTATCTTCAGGAGCACCGTATTGTTTATTTCTATCGCCAGAAATAATTTTTGCTGCTTCCCGTAAGGCTTCAACACGAATAGGGGTTTCTTGCGTTTGCGGTGTTTCGTTAGTATCCATTTCTCACCTTCGCTATTACCTGAGCAGTGTAGAGGGAAGACCTCTGCTCGTCAATATCTTTTTCAATAATAATTTCATAATTTACTTTTTTACTAATATCTTCTTCTGTGTCAAGATATTTTGAAAGTTCTTTTTCAGTCTTTGAAACTATTTCCTTGTGGTTTTCACCCATTACGGAAAACTTCATAGTTGTTGTGTTCATACCAACTTTTCCAAGTTTTCTGGTCTGAAGTGGACACCATCTAGAGGAGGAGTTTTCCCATCATCACTCTTTATAACAATATCTCCATAACGAACACCAACAACTTTTCCACGACGTCCATTTAGAAAATATCTTCCACTTCCTTCATCAAAAGCGTCGAACTTTACCCTAACTACATCAGTTACCTTAATTGCTCCAGGCTGGGCAGGAATCCAATTTTCATTCTTATCTTCTTTAACTAAAGCGTGACCTAAAGCCAACTTAGAAAATAGTTCAACTACTTCTTTTGAAATATCGGTCTTGGGAGGTTTTTTGACATTCTTCCAAGCATCAAGTAACTCAAGGACAGCGTCCCCAGTCATCTTTCTTGTTTTATTTTGGGTAAGTTGTTCTTTTACCCAATCCATATTTATCTCTGACATGTCTCTCCTTATTTAGTATTTGGTTGCCGCCCTTGCGAGCGGCAACCTCAACTATCTCTAATTTAGATTAGAACGGTGCCGCTGGGGCTGAAGCAACCGGCTGTGGAGCAGGTGCTGGTGCAGGTCCAGGTGCTGGCGCTGCGGCAGCAGGTGCCGCTGGGGCTGAAGACGCCGCTGCTGCTGCTAAGGCAGCGTAACGACGAATTTCATTGCGCTTGTTGCCGTTATAAACACGGCTACCGACAGTTCCACGGAACTTACGACCAACCAATACACTTTCAATCTGCGCATTAGTTGGAGCAGGAACTGTTGTGAAGAACTGCTGGGTGATTCCCATAGCGTGCATCTTTCCAAAGAAGATTGAAAGAGCATTCTTGTTTTCTGGAGATACAGTCAGGTTATCCCAAACAAAACGCTTGTTGTAGGCTCCGCCTTCAACCTGAGTCTTGATGGAGAACATTGTCTTTCCAGTTGCTGTGACTTTTGCTGTTGCTTCAATAACAGTTAGGTCATATTCGCCATCTGGTAGTGGCTCGTAACTGCTGCTGATTTCACCAGCATCTTTGATTAGGTCTCCCCAATTGAGTGTTGACACTATTCGCTCGCTTTCGTTTCAGTAGTTTGTCTTGGTCCAAACACTTGGTCAAGCATCTTTTCCAAGTGAAGGGTTTCTTGCTCAATGACTTTGCCTAGTCGTCCTTGAACTCGTTCTCCAGCCTCATAGTTGTTAGTTCTCTCCACATACATGCGTCGAGTCTTAAGGTTTGGCTGGGTTGGGTCTGGATTCATTCTCTCCTCAACGGTGAGAGCGCCCAGAATGTCGTAGAAGTATGGTGCTTGGATTGCTAACTGGCCTTGTAGGTAAGGACGGTATCTTCCGTCACGGTCCTGCTTAGCCATAGCAGTAAGAACCACTGCCTCTAACGGATTTGTAGCATGCATTGTTAAGTCGCGTAGGTCGCGCAATAGCGCACCCATGTGACGCAACAATTCTCCCCACTGCTGCTGTGTCATTTGATTGACACCAGCAATGTTTTCCAAGCATTTAACTTGGAGTTCTGATACAGAGTCAATAATGAGACTCTTGAAGTGGTGCTTACCTAACTGCAACCACTGATATGTTTTGAGAACAGTGTCGTAATCACGAACTGTGACTACGCAAGTATCCCAAGTTCCATCCGCCAATGGCGGTTCCTCACGCAATGGGTCCCAATACTTGACAATGATAGGTAGGAATCTATGTCCACCCTCAACGTCGAGCATTAGGCGAGGATATGGTGCTGTGACAGCAAAACTGGATTTACCAACTTTACTTTCCCCATACACCATGACTGTAAGAGACCGTTGAATTTGGCTCATGTCACTCGCTTCCTTTTTTCTCTGTTTCATAGTATGCATAAGGGTCTGCTTCCTTATACAAATCGCTAATTACCTCTTCAACGGCTTCACCGTTATCGAACATAGGACAAATAGCGAAAAATTGGCACTTCCATTTACAGTCACGAGTTGTAGGTCGTGGATACGCAACGAAGTGGTGTGGCTCTCCAGCATCAAGAGCAGTTCTTGTTCTCATCATGTCTGAAAGAACTCCGTGAATTCGCAGCCAGAAATTTCTTAGCGCAAATGTGTTGTGGCGAACTTCAATTTGCTTGTAGTAAGGAGGCTTTGATGCTGCTGTCCTCTTTACCTTTTTTAGCATTGTAAAAATTCCACCTTCGGTGCGCTGTTCTTGCTCACCCTCTTTTAGTTTTTCTAAAATCATATATGTAAGGATTTGCTCGTTCATGTTTGCTGTTCCAGCAAACTCGTCTAGAGAACCTCCTACAGTTTTGAAGTCACGGAAAAGTTTTACTCCATCAGCCTTGCGCCTTACACGCATATCAATCTTGCCTTGAAGTTCTACTTCCCCATTAAACATTGGGACAACAATTTTTTCTTCAGTAGATACCATTTCTAGTTCGGCATCAATTCCTTCTTCAGATACCCACTGCTCATAACCCTCAAGCATGATGCGACCCATCTCTGCCTCTGATTCTAGGTTTGAGGTATCTTCAAAGTTTTCTAATAGAATTTTTTTGTCAGCATCTACTAACTCAGCGTGTGCTTGAAGTAGAGGAACATTCTGTGAGTAGTGAGTGTCTAGTGCGGCGTGAATACGACTACCAAAAGCAAGCGCACCTGTAAATTCTTGAAACTTTGGTTGTAACCCACGGTAGTAGGTAAGCCACCAACGTCTGCGGCAATCCTTGAAAGTTTGTATCTCTGAGTTAGAGATACGAACTACTTTATTATTTTCTGTCATAGTCTTCCGCTCTTGTCGTCTTGTAGTAGTCGCAATAGTTGGTCCTTATCACGAACAATCTGCTCAAAGTTATCAGCCTTTGTTTCAAGAACGTGGATGACACGCTCCTCAATAGTTCCTTCTGTAACATAATCGGTGATAACAATTGAATCGTGAATCTCGCTTCCAATGCGGTGAACTCGGTCTAATACTTGTTTGTAATCAACTAATGACCAAGGACGCTGAAGCATAACTAGACGACGGGCTGTAGTCAAGGTAATTCCTACGCCACCAGCCTGTGCTGTAAAAAGAATCCACTTAGTAATTCCAGCCTGAAAATCATCAATGGCTTTTTGACGCTCATCTTCGTCTTGGTCGCCAGTGATTAGCCCGTGTGGTATTTTCTTTTTGGTAAGTTCAGCGCTAAGCAGGTTGATAAGTTGTTTGGAGACAGCACTAACAGCAACAGAATCGTCACCAAAGTCTCCGTTTTCAATATCATCCATCAAGGCTTCTACCTTACAAGAAGGCATGTCTAAGATAGCCTTTGTTTCACCCGTATTCTCGTCTACTTCTAATGTTGCACTTGCGCTCGCAAACTGTAGAAGACGGATTGTCTGAGTAAGAATACTTGGAGCAGAAAGAATGTCTCCAGAAGAAAGTTCGGCAATCATGGTGTCACGCATTTGCGCATATGCCTTTGCTTGCTTTGTAGACATCTCAACATCTCTACGCTCTGTCATTACCGGTGGAAGGTGAGGAAGAACTACCTTCTTGAGCATACGGCGCATGTATGGATTTACACTCTTATAAAACTCGTCTGTCATCGTTGGTTTGACACCGAGAACCATCATTCCACCAAACGCATTGAGCATTACATCAATCATGCGGTCAATCCATTTAGTTTTTGAAGGCCAGTCTTTTGGAGATAACCAGTGAAGAATTGCCCAGAGGTCAACAACATTGTTAGCAATGGGTGTTCCAGTTAGTGCAAAACGAATTTCAGCATTTCCACTAGCAGACCAGAGCGCTCTACTTTGCTTACTCTTAGGGTCTTTAGAGCGGTGAATTTCATCAGCAATGACAGCCTTGAAATCTATGTTGTTGAGTTCCCTCAGGTGAACTTCGCAGCGGCTTTCGCTAACTTTTTCATCTTGCCCACCACAAGCCTTACATCTAGTTAAGGCAATAGAGCCGTAAGAAACTAGCCGTGAGTGGGAGCGTAATGACTCCCAGTTGATAATAAATACTTGTGCTGGCTCTTCAAATTGTTTTTTGCGTTGTACAGCAGAGCCTTTGATTATTTGAGTGACTACAGAATCAGGCCACCATCGTTGGAACTCTCTAGCCCAGTTCTTTTTTAGAGTGTTAGGGCAAACAACAAGAATAGGAAAAACATCTTCGCCCTTATCGTGAAGCGCTTTGAGCGCCCTGATTGCCTGAGCAGTCTTACCTAAACCTGGCTCATCGGCTAACAAAGCCCTCTTAGCGGTGCTTAGGAAGGCTACACCAGCCCTCTGGTGAGGAAATAGGGCTTCGTCACCTTCATAGGTATCTAACTCTCGTAAAGCCAGTGCAGGGTTGATTCTTGTGTTGAGGTGGTCTGTAGCCCACTCAGCAAGTTTAGGTTGAATTTCTAGTTGGTCTTTGAATGTGGACCTTAGGGCTAAACAAGTTGTCCAACTTAGCGGAACTCTCCAGACCCCCTCAGAAACGTTCCAGGAAGCCCCTGGAAGGCTCTTACAGAGTTCTTTTAGCCTCCAGTCAGCACTTATTACTATGTGTTCGCCCGAGGCGTCTATATCCACTGAAATTGGCACTAGTGGTTCCTTTCGTCACTAAGAAAAAAAATTTTTTATTGCGGCTTGAAATATTTTTTCTTCTATTTGTTAGTCTAGCAGGATTTTTGGTTTCCAACCAACTCTGGTCATTTTCAATAGAGCGTGTCGGGCAGCATCTAAAGCGTGCCCTCCACCTCCAACATGCCAGACCCCTATCTTCTTCAAGGCTGGGTTTGGAAACATATTTTTGGCATCTACAGGGGCCTGAAAGGAGATTTCGTCAGGGTTGTAGCCACTTACTCTGCATAGGTGCTTGAGAACGCCTATTTGCTCAAGGCTGTAGGGCGCCTGAGAGTTTCTAACAGTTTGCGCATTTATTATAAATCTTTCACATACTACATAAAAACTATCATATGTGTGCTTATTTGCCAAGATTGGTTCAATTACTGAAGCAAAAGACTTTTGGTCTGGTTCGCTAGATACGACTTTTGTCGGTAGTTGTTCTTGGTTTTGGTCCCACTGGAGAAAAACAACTCCAGTAGTCTGACCAGGGTCAACGGCTAATACACCAATCATTTTAGTATTTGTCTCCCCAAGTCTCTAGTGGGCCATCAACATCTGCTGTCAATGGAACATCCCATCCATCATTTGTAGTCATACATTGCTGAACAATTCTTTTTATTTCTTCAGCATCTTCTCGTGGAGCCTGTAACACAATTTCATCGTGAACAGGAACGATAAGAAGTTCAGTCAAATCTGCTTGGTCTAGTTTTACAAGATTACTTTTGAAAACCTCAGCGGCTCCACCTTGAATCAAATAATTAACCAAAGTGTAGACACGACCTTGGTCGCATGGAATTCTACGACCAGTCCAAGTGTGAACAAACCCTTGACCAGTATCTCGCTCTCGCATCATTCCAACGTGTTCAATCTCTTTTTGAAAACGAATCATTCCTGGATAGCGAATATCAAAAGCATCTGAAACAGCACGCATTTGTTCTTCA